CACCTTTGGCTAATCGTTCGGTTATATCGTCTTCATCCTTTGTAGCAAAGGAGTAAACCCCGCTGGAGGCTTCGAAATTAAGTAGTGTTTTTAATTCGTTAAACTCTAAGGCATCTGCCTGTTCAATCACCTTTACTTCTTTCTTATTCGTAGGTGATTTAAAATTGAATGTATCAGGAACTCGTAATATTCGTGCTGCATCTGATGTAACACTGGGGTCGGCTTTTAAACCATGTTGCACACAGGTTTGCTTTAAAAAATCAGCAACAGGCTTCCACTCGTTATAGGAAATTTCATTGGTTAGTACCCAATAGCAATGCAGCCCATTGCCTGAATCCACTACGGTAGGGAACGGTAAACTTAATTCTGTACAAAAACGTTCTATCTCGTTTAGCCCAGTCTCTTTATCTAGGTAATCTTTCTTAGGCCCACAATCTACGTCTAGCCAAAAAGATTTAAAATATTTGGCGTTTGTTGCTAATCGGTTTTCGTTAGTCCTAAATTTTGCACACCCAAAGTAAACGTCATATTCTTGTGCAGCTAACACCTCGCAATGGGATGCTGCATCGTCGACATTATCAAAAAACTTAGAATTTGGCTGACCTCTCCTAATCCCTAAAATGCAGTAGTAGCCCTGCGTTGCAGTGACATGTTTTAAGAAATCGCGCTTGTCCATAACTGACTCTAATCAATAGGGGTAAAAAAGGGCGGTACTGAGACCGCCCCGTTAGAAGAAAAAGATACTATCTTAATCGTCCCATTCGTCCAACAAGCTATCTATGTCAGTAGGCGCCGCTGGTGCTTCAACTTTTTTAGTAGAGGCTACTTTCTTAGGTTCTGCAACGGGTGCAGGTTCTGCTACAAATTCCGCTACGTCTTCATTTTTTGCTTTAGCGGCACTTGGTCTTGCACTCACTGATTGCGCTTTCGGAGCTTCACCCAAATCCATAGATGCATGGTCAAAACTAATTGCGTTAATAGCCTCAATGGTTTTGCCTTTTTCCTTAGCAAAGTAATATTCTTCTTCAGTCAATGGGCGTACCGCACGGAATGTAATCTTCGGAGTTGATGAGCTAGTATCAAATCGTGCTTCTGTTACAACACCAGTTACCTGTACACCGTTAGCTTTTAAGAACTGAGCGTAGGCAGTTAAAGGCAATTTGCCATTTTCACCGGTACCAAATAATGATTGAGCAGGAACTACTAACTGATATACGCTGGCTTCATCACTCAGGTCGTTCTCTAAGACCACAGCAAGTCTACGGCTGTAACGACAAGCGCGAGACCCATTAGTGCCAGAACCTGCAATGTCCTGCGGGCAACCTGCACAAGTTGTCGCTTGTGGATTTTTGATAGAGGCATCGGGTTTATCTCCGTTTAAGCTAGTGCAGTCTGGACGTAATGATTCACCTTCTACGAAGGTTTTACCATAGAAAGTCCGGCTATTATTCGGTGCAGCTGCAACGATAATCATGTTCAACGCGCGGTCTTCGTTTTGTGCAACTTCCTTACCACTAACAATCATACGCCAGACAGAACCACGTACCGAGATACGCTTATATGTAGAACTACCACCCGCTAAGGCATCGGTTGCATCATCTTGGTCAGCACGCAAATAAGCAGGTACAGCAGCGCCGTTTGAAAATAAAGTTAATTGGCTCATAGATATTCTCCGGTAGTTTCTAAATCAGTTTCTGGGTGGTTGATAGAGCTGCGTGATGCTAAAAAGGCGTCAATCTGTCCTCTGGTAAAACGCATATGGCGGCTACCTAACTTTGTACATTCTAATTCGCCTGAGCGAACGTAGCGTCTGATGGTTTCTACACTAACTTGCAGGAAGTTAGCTAGTTGCTCTGTGTTTAATAATGGTTCGTTCATCTTGCCCTCGTTACACGAATTGTGTATTTACTGTCTGAGTTAAGCCCTTTAGGGACTACGCCTTCATTTTCTGTAAGGAATGCTTTTAAGTTTCCTTGGTGAATTCTTTGTTCAAGCAAATGTACTGCGTCGTGCTCACGGATAAAGTCGTACATAGCAGACCAATCCGATGTCCAGTATCGAGTTGATACTGAACGAGATACAGTACCAGCAGACGTTTTCATTCCATCTGCACCTGTTTCACGACATATGTCCAGTAACTTATTAGTTACGAGGTCTAGTTGCTCTTTTAGCCTATTGTCCTCTTTTTCATACTCCTGTTGCAACAATGATCGTTTATCTCGTATTTTTACATACGTTGCTACGAGTCTATCTGCAGTCACTTCTGCCATAATTTTATCTCCTAAAATAAACACCGCGTATACCGTGCGGGAACCGTACTGCGTAATCTACGCGACTTTATGCTACGCGTCAACCTCTGCATCTAACATTGCATCAAATAAGGCATCTAAAAACGTTACAAACAACGCTATGAACGCTACAACACCTATCAATGCAACACCTACTAATCGTATTAACGGCATGGGTAATTCTCCTATTGTTGAAAGTGATGGTGGCACGGACATCAAATTCGCGCTGTGCCTTGCGTAAACCAGTCCGGTTCTGGCCATACTTGGCGATGTCATTTATTTCACCATCAAGTGAATACCACTACGACCACGTTTCCGCACTCCGACCTGTCCTTCTGTTTACAGGTAGTGGTATTCCTTCATGGTGCTTGTCTTTCCAAGCTGTCATCGTTACTTTACGAAATAAGACAATAAGCTGTTTACTCTACAATCATCCAGTCATCAGATAACACGTCAGTTTGTGACGCTAACCAAGGCACAATCTTGTCGTCTGCCATTTTCATGTCGATATGGGGGCAGTAATTCATCATTGTGCCTTCTGGATAGAACCGATTGAGTGGCGCACGGTTAACTGGAAAGGTCGAACCAGCCACCAAATACAAGAACATACCCTTGCCATTCCAACCGGCACGGCAAACTTTGTTCCCAGCTTTCAATTGCTCAATAGCCCATCCAAACGATCTGTCTTGTTTTTCTACACCCATAAAATTTCCTTTGTTAAATTAAAAATGATGGTTGCCAGTGCTGATCTCTGGCTTGCGGAAGGTTCCGCTGGTGTGCAACCTAGTATGCACCCCCTGTTCAATTAAGCAATGTCAATTCCCATCGCGTATCAGCCTACGCATTAACCATCACGGCTGGCGACTGATATATGGCTTATACCGAAATTCACGATGAAACCCAGTGGCATAAATGAATCGCCATGCGTGATGGTGCTGGTTACGTTATCCAGCGTCTTTCGACCGTCAATAAGGCTAATACCATTGCATGGGAATGAATAAAACCATGCAAGGAGCAAGTTCACTATGTCAAACTTGGGCAATACCCTATTCTCAGCTTTTGTTGGGCCAATTCTCTGACAACCGCCTGAACACCTCGGGAGAGGCTATAACGCTAAAACTTCTTTGTATAAGTCCATAATAGAATCCATCATTTTACCTTTCTGTTCAAGTGCTTTATAAAAGCGTTCTTCTACAGGGCTTCCTGTTAAATGCACTACCGTACAAGGGGCATCTTGCCCCGCTCTGTGAATCCTATCATTAGCTTGAATGTAGGTTTCATAACTTGTTGTTGGGTTCCACCAGACAATCGTATTTGCCGCAGTTAGTGTCACACCGTGGCTTGCACTCTTAGGTTGAATAACCAGCACCTTAGGGTCAGAAGTAGTTTGAAACTTATCAAAAATTTCAGTTCGCTTCGATACAGGTACTTTACCGTTTATGTTGTCTACAGTCAACCCTTTTTTAGTTAAGTAGCTATTTATCATGTCAATATTATGTCTAAATGCAGCAAATACAATCACTTTTTTACTAGATTCTTCTATAATTTCTTCCAGCACTTTCAAGCGGTTGCTACAATCAAACTCAATCACTTCTTTATTGTCTGTATATACGGTGCCAGAAGCAATCTGAAGTAAGCGCCCTAAGTTTACCGCTGCATTTGCCGCGCTTATTTCTTCCCCAGCTACCTGAATCAACATCTCTTCTTTTAGCTTCCGATAGTACCTTTCCTGTTGAGGGGTCATAGGTACTTCTCTAGTTACATAGGTTCTATCGGGTAAGTCCAAACACTCTTCTTTTGTAAAGCGTATAGCTGGCTGAAGCACTTGATGCACATATGCATTTGCCCCCGCCTTGGGTGAATATTTGAACTGCGTTACTTTAAACATCACAGTATCTCTAAACACACCGAAATTCTTAGGTACTGATGAAGGGTTCATTAATTTAGCTAACCCGTAGGCATCTAAAGGCGATTGTGATGCTGGAGAGCCTGTTAATCCCCAAAGGCGTACATTACCTGCCACAAGATTATTCATTACTTTCCAACGGGTTGTCTGTGCATTTTTATACGCGTTGTATTCGTCTATGACAATTAGGTCAAACCCACCATTTGCTATGGCATCAGCAACCGTTTCCACGCCGTCAAAATTGATGATAACAATCTCAGCACCGCTGTTGATTACCTTTATACGTTTATCTTTACTGCCATGAGCCACATCCACTGACCTGTGCATAACGCTCTTAAATGCATCATTACGCCATGCGGAATTCATAATGGATAGAGGGCACACAACCAAAACACGATTAACTAAGCCCTTTGTCATTAAGTAGTCAGCAGCCCATAAAACACTGCAAGATTTCCCGGATCCCATTTCGTTGAAACAATACGCTCGTTTATGCAACGTAAGAAACGCTGCTGTTTCTCGCTGATGTTTGAATGGCTTATATAGTCCATGCCACGGGTAATCTCGCTCTATCGGAGAGGGTATGTTTTTAATACCTAGGTTGTTCAGCACCATGCACTCTTCGAGACCCCAGTGGACTAGCACTTCTGTGACATCGCCTACTCGTCCAATGACTTGACTCTTTGGTATGACTTCAGTGACTTTTTCAGGTTTACGCAAGCGTAGCTTGAGTGCCTTGTTATTTACTATTTCCATGATGCTCCAATAACGCTGCTTTAGGCAGCGACTCTAAACTGTTTCTTCAGTGATTTCTTCTAATACATCGAACAACGCAGGGCGGTTTAAACTCTTGTCAAAGTACCAAGCTCTGATTGCCTGTTTGCATATCTTTCGTTCTCGTTTAGCTATAAGCAGAGCTAGAGTGACAAAACTGTCACTATGCCTATCTATAATAGACTCTGGTATCCCTGCTTCTATGGCAAGGCGAGATACACCTCGTGTAGTTACACGCATTATTTCTTCCGGTCGTAAGTTCGTTTTGGTTTATGGTTACTGTCTCTTGCATAGCTCTGATTTTTCTTAGAGTCTCCTACGTAGTAACCGTCTGAATTAGAGCCGCCTTTCGATAGAGCTTTTACATGGCATACGTCTTTGCCTTTACGGTCAACGCCTTTCTTATCTAAGGCGCGTCTAGCCCGTTGACGTTCCATTCGTGCGGCATGAGCACCTGGGCGTTTTTTCTCTAGTTCGGTTTCGTACTTATAGTCACGCTTTTCTTTAGGTATTGGCATGGTTACCTCTTTCCATTATGGGGGCACGACAGGGCATCACACCATTTCTTACAAAGCCCATTAGGTTTTGGGTTCCAGACGTTGGTTTCATAGGATGCTTCTAACTGCCGTAGTGGTGCATCAAGTGTAGCAAAAATATCAAATCGACGCTCAAAAGTGTAATCCTCTTTAATGAAGTTTTTACTCACTACAAACAGCAATCCTGCCTTGATATGCTTCACTTCTGGGAACATCAGAAACACCGCCGCTGCCATTAACGCAAGCTGCTTAGTATCCGCATACTTCGCACTTTTGCCTACTTTGTAGTCTATGATCCGAGCAGTATCGCCATTAATAATTACTAAGTCGGCAACGCCTCTGAACCATACGTCTGGTGCAAAAAAGTCACATGCCTCTAGTCTACCATTGCGTCTGGCAATACCTACCTTCATCTCACAATGCTTCTCACCTGGCATTGCTTTTAACTTATCCAGCATGGGTTGGATAAAACTAAACTGAGCAGGGACAGACTTGCCATCCCTGATGTACTCCTCAGCTGCTAAATGCAAATCCTTCCCGTATATCGTCGCCTCAGAGTCAGTAAACTTGACTTCTTTGGTAACTTTCTCTGCCTCATATTTTTTAGGGCAGGTGATGTACGTTGAGATTGAGCTATAGCTCCACGCTGGAATAGAAGACATTGATACC